CGACAGAGGGTCTTCAGCGACAAGCGACTTCGTCATTTGAACGTAGTGCTTATCGCCTCCACCCTTCAAGTACGCATGATTGGTGACAACGGTATATCCGTTGACTCCATCCTTGCGTTCCGATCCGTAGCCATCCTGTTTAACAATTGACAGGGTGAGTTCCGGCGTAGGACTGGCGGCAGTGACAACGACTGGATCAGCAAGCATAGACGTCTCCTTGTGGACAATGATTTACCTCCGGGCTGAAAACCTCGGAGTAGTATGATCCAATCTCTGAGCAAGAAGTGCTCCGAGAATGGACAGCTGGTATGCTGATAAATTCAGGCCAGCTGTAGTGTTCACATCAAGGACCTGTGCCATATCTTTACGAATTCTACATTCGTATAAGAGAACAGATTCATGACTAACCGGTTGGAGTTCTTCCAACAAAGTATAGTCAGGAATCCCATCCTCCCGAAGATAGGTACTGGTGAGGGACTTTGCCTTGTAATTGGTGATAATCTTGCCTTTAGTCTGGCCAGTTATCATTCCCCAATTGATGAGTCCAGGGTCTCGGTTTATATTGTCAATAACTTCAATATAATTACCGAGACCTGTGAACCAATCAAGGAGCCACGTCCATGGGACCAAGTTGTAAAGGTCTGTAGGACGAGGAATTACTCCGATCGAATCGAGAAAAGACCCGATTCGAAAGGAAACACCGCTCGGCGGTGGAAAATCGAACGTTGCATTAATAACCATGCGCAGTTCGGTCTCCCTCGCCAACCTTTGAGTTGTAGAAGAATCTTGCTCAAAGGGAGAGATGTCATAGACAAATCCCGAGACGCCCTCGCTTAAAGCCGAAACGAATGAACGTTTCGTCCTAAACGTTGTTGGCTTCCCCGCTCTCTTAATAAGAAAAGCCATTTTCTTAGATAGCTTTTCAGGGGTAGCCAACAGATCCATCAAATCCTTATACAACATCTTCCATCCGAAATGATAAGAAAGATACTCATTCGGAATGTTCTTAGCAGTACGCTTGAGATCAAAGATAGAATCTCGAAGCTTACTCTTAGAACCTAGGGAAGCGGAAAGCTTAGCGAAATCTTTCAAAGTACGCTGCAGTGATGCAACGCTCCGAGAAAGATCCTTAAGCTCAACGACGTTGCGGAAAAGAGTGTAGTTCCTACGATAGGGACTCCAATCTTTAAACATAGCCAATGCTTTTGAAGCCATAAGCTCCTCAAGATAGGCTATTTCCGACAAACGTAAGTTGTTATAGGTTGATAGAGGGAAAACTGCGCTCGAAGGTACAATATCACTTACAAACGAATCCGTAGAAAGATTGTAGGAACGGTGAATTACTCCACCGTGACCCCGACAATTTTCTATCTGCGGATTATCGTCTGTATCGTGAAACGTATATTTGTACTTCGTTACACGTCGCACAGAACGAGAGGAAGAGATCGCGGTTCCATGAAAAGAATCCATGGTTCCTTGTTCGCTACCAATCAATCTAGTACGCCGTGTAGTGTCGTTAATTATCCCGGGCAAAGGCGGTTGGCTATCAAGCTCAACTACCGGATACGGGAAACTCGCAGATTCGTGAACAGTTGTTGGCGAATAGCAGAGAGCGATCCCACCATAGTTTACTTGGTAGGTGTCGGACTCAGCCATTGCCACACGAACGAGCCGCCGACTCAGCAAAACTGAATCAGTAGCTCGAAAACGTTGACGATTCTTCGGAGTAATGGCGTGGGGTGCAACCTTAAAGTCTCTCAAAGGGTCGATGGCAAAAACCACCGATACGATGATCGATTTGGGGATGTACTTCCACAACAAATACTCAACGCCAGGCGCAGTCTTAGAAAAGAATTTGCCAAAACGATACTCGTAAAACATACGAGGGTCGTAACCTTGAGGAAGACCCCTAGTATCAACCAGGGGCTTTTCAGGACTACTATCGTCAGGCATTTTCTGTCTCCTATGGTGTGAACAGGCATTGCTCTGGAATGAATCACCAGAGCTAAATAGTGGACTAATCCACTAGTGGACCCCGTG